GGAAAATGTAGCTGAATTTCTGGTCAATCCGTTTATTTGGACTTGAGCAGATAATTGTGCGCCTTGTGCATAATTTGGTGAAAAAGAATTAAAAGCATTAGCGACTGATTGACCAGTGTCAAATACTGCTTGTGAAAAAATTCCAATAAACTGTCCATCTTGAGAATCTGAACCTAAATAAACGTCACTTCCAAAAATATTCTGTGCTTCGGCAATAAGACTATTTTGTATGTCTGAAAATGCAACTGGTTTAATTCCAGTACTATCTATCGTTGGAGCTAATGTTGCCAATGGATAAGCAGTTGTCATACGTTAAATGCTCCATTATATGTTATTTGACCATAGATAGTATCAATTATTGCAACTGGGCTTATCGTCCTTGTTACTGGATTATAATAGCTTGTATAATCAACAAAATCTTTAAATCCTGGTGTACCTGCTATTGTTGCAGAAATAACATAATCACATTGCAATATATTGTTAAATCCCATTATTTCATTTAATGGCAAACCATCACTTGTGTTTACGAACCACTCACCTTGAAATAATTTTAAGCTAGTGGTAATAGCTTGTGCGACTGTTGCTGGAGAATTAGACAGCCAATCAGACGCACCATGACCCATGGAATAATCACCATTTATATCTAATTTTCTATAAATCATTAAACAACTCCACCAGAATTAGAGCTTCCAGATTGCACATTGCTATGAGTGTGATTCATAAAATCCCTTCCGTTAATCGTGCAATCGTTTGTTATTGTAACATTAGATGCTGTAATCGTTACAGAATGTGTCGTATTATTCATGTCAATTACAGTCAAACCATCATCACTTCTTAATTGCATAGAAGTTGTTGAATAATTAGGTATTTTTCTTGGTTGTGACCTTAATCCAACTATGGCAAATCCATCACTCAAGTCGTGCATCCTAAACTCAGCTTGATTTTGAGTGTTTATTTCATTATTTACAACAGGACAACCGTTTTGCCACCAAGAATCAATACAACGGTCAGAAAAGAAAACTAAACATTCATCACCAGGATTTATAGGACAAGTAAGTGTCATTCCACCACCACCATATAAAATAAGTGGAACATCTAACAACATTGGCATTTTTATCCAAGTCTGCTTGCCACTTTTAGGGTCAGTGTATATTCTATTTATTGCTGGTTGAATTTTAAGCGTTAAAGCAACATTGTCAAAGCTAACGACAATACCAGGCATACTAATATTCAATTGTGATTGAAAGTTCTCTAAAACGTGTAAAAAAGTCTCAGATGGTATTTCAAATCGCTCGTTTCTTCTCATGGCTGTGCTATAGATTGCGTGTTAATTGTGTTTGGATTTTGACTTGGATATTCACTAACTTCTTGATGTGAAAAATCCATGGCAAGAGCAATAATATGTGAATACCAATTATTTCCTCTTGTATCACCTTCATGTTCAACAACAAATAATCTGTAATATCCATCACCATCATTAGCACCATCTAATGGTGCAATGTGTTGAAATGCTTTATATCTATTATAAGGCTCAGCACCAACAGACCTTTTAGTAAAATCAGTTCTGTTAATGATAGAATTATTTAATTTTACTAGACTGCCAATGACTAATTTACAGTTTAAAAGGCAAGTCATTCTAATGCCTTCATCAGTTAATTCTGGCATTCCAACTAAGCCAGTTTCTGAATTTAACTCGACAACTTCATTATTTAAATAATATCTATTATCAACAACTTGTAAAACTCCATTTTGAATAGACCAACCACAATTTATAGACCTTGCGATATTTCTAGTCATTACTTTAGGCATGCCCCAAAGAACTTTACCGCGTATGCTTGGTTGGTGGAAATTATCACTTTTAATTATTCCATTGTAATTTACATCTAATCCATTATCTTTAGCAATTTTGTTTAATACGTTAGCTTGTGAACCTTGTATTCCTGCTGATATACTTTCATTTATAAAAGTTTGATTATAGAAAGCGTCACCATCAGCAGCTAAAATGTCTAAAAACGTAGTTGTTGCGTCCTCTTTTCCATGGCGATATTGCTTTATTTGTCCTTTGAATATTATTGCAAAATTATTGTCATTTACATAACCAGCACTTAAAGCAATATCAGAAAACTCATCTTTAGTTATTAAATCAATTATTGTTATTTTGGAAAGTCCATAAATTCTTATTACCGCGTTATTCGGTGTTTCTGCATCTGAATTTTGAACTTCAAATGACACTCTAAAATTAGAAAAATCTTTGGCATTGCCGTTATCTGATTGATAAAGCACGACACCTATTTTTCGATTAAACTGGTCGTAGTTCATATTAATATGTTATAAAATACAAATGTCCATTAGAACCAAGATTGTCAAATGTTGGTGGAATATTTATATTCAAATCAGTCTGTGCGACTAATTGTCCACCAAAATTCATATAAGAATAAGGTCTTAATAAATCAACATTTGCAACAATAGGTATTCCAGATAATATAGCATTACCACTAGAATCAGCAATATCAATAATCCAAGAATTGCTATGATTATTCCAATATATTACCAATTGATACTGAGTTCCACCCAAACTTATAAAAAAAGATTGGTTATCATTAATGACTGGTATTTCATAAATATTTTTCATGAAAATGGAACTATTTGTTGTGGCGTTGAACTTGGATTAACATTTGGCTTTGAAACTGCATTTTGACCAGTAGACTTTATTGATGAATTAGCTTTAAATCCTGATTTTAATTGTTCTTTGGATATTGTTGCTACTTGAGTATTAACTATTATTACTTCTTGACACTCTAGTGTTACTGGCAAACTATTAATAGTGGAAGAATCAGTTTCAGTATGAATTCCTTTAGCCATCATATTGTAATATATACGTTTTTTAGTATATACATTGAATATAATTTTATTGTTTTGTAAATCTATTAATGATTGATATATATCTTTCATTTTATCTTTAGCATTTAATAGATTGTATCCTGCTTGGTAGAAGCTAAACGCGCTTGTAGCTATTTGACCAACTTGTCCACCGTAAGTTGCAATCATATTATTGCCAATCTCTAGTAAACTAGATTGAGCTAAATTTGGACTATTAGACCAACCAAGCCTCATTGTTAATTTTGCTGGTATTTTATAACAGTGGTCGCTAATAGATGCACCTTGTTCAATAGGATGGTCTGTTATAATCATTTCATCACTATGTTTTTCTTCAATAGTAACCATAGCAATAATATCAGGATAAGAATTATTTGTAGGGTCATTTAGATTATAAAGACCACTTTTTTTAGTTGATATTAATGCAAGGTCAGCAATACCAAGTTGAGCTATATTTTGAGCCGTTGATAATGCTAAAGCTGCTGCTGTCATACAACCACCGAACTATTATTTCTTGTTATCTTAGACCAAGTATTGTCGCTTTTTGTTGCGACTGAAGCTGCTATTTGACTACTATCTGAACCTGTTATGTTATATGTATTGTTTTGGGTTATGTTACTTGTTTTTTGATTATATCCTTTATAATCATTTAAATTACCACCTGTTATTTTTTTAACATAATCCCAAGTTTCATATGGTAAAGAACCATTTGGATTGCTTTTCTTTTTATGTCCATGTCCTTTATTAATGAAATCATCAATGTTTCCTTCTCCCCAGTTATAAGCACCCAACGCTAAATTAACATCGCCGTTATACCGTTTTAAAAGATATTCCAAATAAGCTCTAGCACCTTTTTCATTTTGTTCAGGATTAAAAGAATCAGTAACACCAAATCTTTTAGCTGTTTCTGGCATTAATTGAAATAATCCTTTTGCACCTTTCGGGCTTACTGCTTTTGGGTCTCCACCACTTTCCTGTGCTTTTACAGAAGGAACTAAAAATTCTATAATTTCATCAATGGATTTGCCAACTTTTTCTTTAGTCAATCCACCTTTACCTTTATCATCACCAAATAAAAAACGACCAATTGCGCCAAATCTGTCTTTCGGGTCAAATTTTTTCATCCATTCTTCCCAATGTTGACCAAATTCATCAAGACCATCAACAGCATAAGACCAAGCAGTTGTAACTTCATTTGCAAAGTTTATTATGTCATTCATAACTGGGGCTACTTTTAGACCAACTTTTTTCTCGAAAATGTCTAATTTTGCTAAAAGATTGTCAAATTGATTGGTGTAATCCTCAATCTGTTTTTTACCATCTTCATAAGTTTTGTTTGACATATTTTGTTCTTTTAACATCTTTTCAAAATTTGCCAATCTTTCCTTAAAAACTTCTGAATTTTGTCTATATTGGTGATATGTATCTTGGTCAATTCCAAATTGAGGAAGAATTGGCAACGCTCTTTGCTCTGGCATTTTATTTAAAGCGTCAAAAAGCATTATCATCTTTTCACTAGCATCTTTGCCAGCAGTAGAAAGACCAGTAACACTTTCAATAAAAGTTTCTAATGCTGGGTTAGCTCTAAGCTCTCTTGCTAATGAAGTTATTGATTGTTTCATAGCATCACTAGATATGCCAACTGCTTTTCCAGCGTAAGCCATGCCCATCATATTTTTTGCTGATGTATCAGCTAATTGTGACGAGAAATACATTTTTCTCATGTTGTAAGCAAAAGCTGTGAAAGCTGATGCTGCTGCAATTCCAATTTCAGTTATTGCAGTTCCAAGTTTAAATACTTTTTTACCAACAGCACCTAAACTTTCTTCAAAATTATGAAAAGAAGTTTGATCAGTTTGATAACCGATTCTGACTAAATATTCTTGTATAACTTCAGCCATTTTCTTTTCTCATTTGTAAATAAGTGTTGTAATTTTTTATATCAATAGCTTCATTACATTTAACAGCGTCCAAAAGAGACAAACTACCATCTTTCATAGACTCAAGCTTATACATTCCTTCAACAAGTGGGCGAAATATAAAATCTTCACCACACGACATTTGTAAATGTGTTATTCCGTCACTATCGCTTGGGTCTGCAATCTTGGTAGGACGGTATTCAAAAAATCCCTCATATCTCTCAAAATTATTTCAGATGTAAAATTTAAGATTTCTGTTAATCCTAAATCATCAAACATTATCTGACCATTTCTGTAAACTGCTGCTGGTGGCTGCGTACTGACATCATAAAGCTTGCTAATACAAGTGTTTACGACAAAATTTGCATCTTCATCAGACATTTTGTTTAATGCCATTATTAATGCTGCCACCAGCGAAACATTATTTTGTTCGCCAGCAAGCATCATATCAACAAATGGCAATATAGTGTGACTACCTAAACGCTTTGCAATGGCAAATTGCTCAGTCATGCTTAGTTTTTGAATTAATTTAAAATTTGACATTAGAATACATTACCGCCTAAAACTGGTTCAATTAAGCCAGCATTTAATTTCCACTCATTCATGCCAGCGTCTTTTGCATAAGTCAATGGTGAAAAATGTTTTGGCGCAACTCTTTGACAAGTTATAACGTCACCTGTTACTGAGTTTTGAATGCTAAAAACATCTTGGCCATAGTTTTGTGCGCTTGCTCTTTGAAAAGCAATTTTTGTTGAAATTTTCTGATTTATTGGAGATGTTTTTAAAACCCTTATTGTTATTGTACCACTTTTATTAGCGTGTAAGCTATGTTGTACAACGCCATCAGCGCCAATATCCATGTGACCAATGTCATCATCATATTCAATAGTCATACCTTCTTCAGCAGCTCCAGAGCCGTTACCTAAAGATATTGTGCCACCTGGTCCACTCCAAGTGGCATTGTTGTCTATAAAAGAATAAACGCCCATAATTTATACCTTATTGGTTTACGTTGATTACTGAAATTACTACTTCGATAGCACCAGCAAGTTTTACAGCTATTTGAATTAATGGTGACTGTCTTAATGACCTTGCTGCTGCTGATTGACTTGCTATTGGATTGGCATAGACGTAAAAACCTTTATTAAGATAATCACCTTGATTTAAAGAGCCGAAACCAACCTGACTCCAAATACCAGGGGCTAAAAATCCATCAGCTACAAAGCCATATAATACCTGTTCAGCCAAAGTCGTTAAAACTTGAACACCACCATCTGTTTGAGGCAATTTTGTTGGTGATAAATAAAGTTGATTATACCAAGCAGTTTGCAAGCTAATAACCAAATTATCTAAGCCGATAATAGTATCCATAGGAGTGCCAGATACATTTCGTCCCCATTGCATTATAGCTGTATTGTTGTTGTACTGCACGAAAATGTTGTAGTTTTTCGCTTGTAGCGTTGCAGCCTGTGTTTGATTGACCTGTTCAGCAGTAATACCAGGCTCTTGTTTATACATTAAATCAATAACAGTGTTATTGCCTGTGTAGTTTACCTGAAAATATTTTGCTGCTGCTGACATTACAGCATATTGATTTTGACTTGAATATTGAACAAAAGTTTTTGTCAAATTTAAAGATGACAAAGTTGAGTTAATATCAGTTGTTACAACAGAACTTATCGCGCCAGAGTCTAAAGCATTGTTATTTGGATTAGCAGTGTACCAATAAGTATGCTTGTTAGTAGTTCCTTCAATAAACGATGCAACAGAAGTAATATCAGAATAAGCGACACCAAGAATATTTAATCCATACCATTTTTGGCCATATTGATTGTCAAATAAAGTTGCTGCTGCCAATGCTGTTTCAGCTGATTGACCAGGAACTAAATATCCACCAGATGTTGATATTCCACCTAATGTTGATGAAATATCTGAAGTTGAAGCTACACCACCAGCCATTGTTGCACCGGAAGCAGTAGGTGCACCTGTACCAGTAGCAGTTATTGTGTAAGCGTTACCAGCAGTTCCAGCAACTTTTGCTTTTAAATACAGATAGTTACCGTTAATAGAGTAACTCATTAATGCTGTATTGCTTGCTGGATTCGCTGCTGCATAAGCATTTAAAGCATTAAGTGCATTTATTAAGGTAGCGGTAGCACTAGCACCGACAAGAATTTGTCTACCAGTAGTCAAAGAGCTTACAAAACTCCAAGCATCACCATTTATTGTTATGCTTGCTGAGCCTGCTGTTGGATTTGTTGTAAAATTATAAAATCCTGTTGCAACTGGTGATGCTAAGAAAGCAGTTGATGAACCTGCAACTGATGTAGTTGTCAAATAAGTTGCTGCGCTTGCTCCAGTAGTGCCAGAGTAAATTTCAAATCGACTGTAATTAGAGTTCCATATACAAACGATATTAGCTGAACTTGAATAACCTGCTGCCGTTGCTGCTGTTTGTATTGCTGTTTGTAGTACAGATGCTACACCTGACATTGATGTAGCTGCTGAAAATGGTGAGCCAGTTAAGCTTATTGCAAGTGGTATATTATCTATTGTTACGTTAAACGCTGCTGTGGTTAAAGCGTTCCATGTTGCAATAGCTTGTTGTGTTGTTGTTAAAAGTCCACCACGTAAAGCACCAGCGCAAGCAGTTTTAGCCCATTTACCAATTAATAAATTGCTATTTGGAAATTGATTAAACCACACAGATGCGGCTAAATATTCAGGTGATGTTGTGCCAAAGTCAGTTGAAACTGCTGTTGAACCGGAATATGTCCTGTATCTTTCAACAGAATCAATAATGTCAACATTGACAGAGCCAACTAATTGTTGAGTTGAACCTACAAGCAGCATTGAGTTTAAATTTTGATTGATTGCTGCTGTTGGTGCTAGGTTTGTTGTTATGTTGATTAATCCAGCTATTGCTAGACCTAAGCTTGATATTGCCATTTTAGCCTCAATTAGTTATTGTTTCTGTCAATCCAGTATCTGTTTTAAGTTGACCAGTTGCAGATGTCAAATCATTGATATTGCAATCCAAAACAACTGCTCTAATAAATTCTATTTCCAAATCCCAATGTGTTATCCAAACACTTTTTATAAGTTCTGGGACTATAACTGTTTCATTTGTAGATATTGGTCTTATATAATTTGCCAATAACGATTCACTATTTTGCGGTTCAAAAATTCCTTGTGAAATTTTTGTTTCTGTTAAATCTTGATTTGGTCCATACATTGAACACAACAACCAAAATTTTTCCCATCGAGTGCTTTGATTGCCGCCTAAAGGGAATGAAGAATTTGAAAAGTGAACTCTATAATCAGTTCCAAGTCTTTTTTTCCTTGTTATTCCAAAAGTCATCCAATCAGTTGTTTCAGAATTTGGAATATTTGGTGGTATTAATTGCCACCTTGGCATTATATAGTTTCCGGTTAATCCGGTTAATCCTAAAAGCCAGTCATGCATTAATTTGTTAAATGCAGTGCCAAAAGAGCCAGCAACAACAGTTGGCAATAAAGCTCCACCAGTCGCGCTAGAATTAGCTGTCATTTAAATTACCACTGTCTAAAAGTAAAATTTTGTCCAGCAGTCGCGCCTATGACTTGTATCGCATTTGCTGAGTTTGGCAATCCTAAATAAGTGGAAATCATTTGTCCTGCCGCCACTTGATAGCCTTTGCCTATTGCTGCTGCTGAATTAACATCTTCAACATACAGTGTTGAAGATGAAGTGTTTTGGAAAAGCCAACCTGAACGCAAAGGCACACCAACTGTTATCGTTTGACTTACATTTCCAGTTGTTATTGAGCCATCTAAAACAGATATTGATTCTTGAGTCTGAGTAACAACTGTTTGACTAACTCCATTAGCATCTGTCACCGATATAAGCATATTATCCTCGAACTATTTGTTTTTGAATTAAAACTCAATTGGCCATTTATAACAAGGTCTAAAGCATTGTCCTCTTGGTCTATGCTTGTGCAGATTGCTTCATAAAAACCATTGCCAAATTGTGGGTATGGGTCAAAAGTAGCAACAACAAATTGATTACCATGCCAAATTACAATATCAGGTTCAAAACCTTGTCGCTGTCCTTGTAGTCTGTACTGTGTAATTATATTTAACGAGCGACTAAAATTTTCAAAATCCTCTTCACGATATAAATCATTAGGATTTGCAGTGGTAACAACTCCAACAACATTGTTTATAGTCGTTTTAGTTTCTAAAACTAAACCATTTGTATCTGTAGTTTGAGCAGTTCTTACAACTGAGAAAAAATCACATATTGATGGGTCACAAAGAACTTCATCAACGTCTAAATATGGCATTTATCCCTCTGTTTCAGTTCCAGAAACTTTATTTTTAATGACATAAGTGATAGAATTTCTTAATTGACCAGTTACAATAAGCGGCTTTGAAAATTCTACTGATGGCTCATTTCCTGCTGCTCTGCTATTAATTTCAATTAATGCACCTTTTTTACCACGATTTGCCTTAACTCTTTCTCTTAAAGTTCTATCGGCTAATGGTGGTGGAATACCATCAGTTATACGCTTTCTAATAGCGTTTTGTGCTGCCATGCCACAATATGTAAAAGTAGCATAAGAAGCGTTTAAATCACCGCGTAAAGCTTTTATAGCTCCATTTTTCATCCTGTTTGCAATCTTTTCTTTGCAATCTGACATGCCTGGTCGCATAAAACTACGTTGTGGTATATTCATAGCAGGACTGCCATTATCGTTTATATAAGCAATGGTAGCATTATTTATTTCTACTTCTACGCCACCCGTTACTTTTCCACCTGATATTGAAACCCTGCTTTGTTCAGTATCTTTGTGCCTTTCATTTTTGTCTGATGGCACACCGACATAAAGTTCAAGACTTGACAACTGAGCAAAAGCTTGTTCAGCTTGCTGTACTCTGTTAGTAGTCAATCTTATTGAGCTTATGATAGTCATTAGTTGCCAAAGCCTATTTGTGAAGGTGAACAATCTGGTCCAACATAAGCTGGTCCACTAAGAACTGGGGCTACACCTGCACCGACATAAATTGGTCCAGCTCCAAATATTCTCATCATCTGCCACAATCTAATTCCGTATGTGGACATATTCCAATGACCTGCATTGGGATCCATTATTGTAGCAATGTCATAAGTTATTGCTACTTTATCAACAGTTTTGCTACTTGGAATACCTGCTGACATTGTTCCTGGTATTCCGTTTGCTGAAGCTTCTTTTAGTGATTTTGCTTCTATTGTGATGCAGTGAGCTGTAAAAAGCTCTTGTGCATATATGTATTGGTCTAAAAATCTATTGACATTCAACATACCAGCAGACAGATTAATATAAAAATTAACCATAGCATTTGGATAAATAGTCGTGCTGCTAAATTCAGAAAAATCAGCACGGAATTGTTGAGATGTCAATATACTCATTATAAGCCTCTTTTACGCTTGTCATTTTCCCTTAAAATTTGACTAGCAGAAATTGAACTTGGCAATTTAGAGTCACTAGACATCGCGTACTCAGTAACGCTATCATTTTGTTTTTTAACTGAGTACGCGATGGCAACAGCCTGTTTTTGCGGTTTACCAGCTTCAATTTCTTTCTTTACATTGTTACCAAAAGCATTGTTGCTTGCAGACTGTTCTAATGGCATGATTATTCACCGATTGATTGCTTAAACTTATCCAAATTTTCTAAGCTGCTTTCGACAAAATGAATCAAATCATCCAAAAATTCTTCTTGTTCACTGCTTAAATCAACTATGTTTTCAAGTGATTTAACAACTGGAACTAAATTTTTAATTCCAGTTTCGACTAAAGAAATTTTGTCAAAAGTTAAAGCTGATTTAATAGAGTTTTCTTCAACTTTGCCAATTACTTTTATGCCTTGAGAAATGGCATACCAATGTTTTGCAACCCAACTTGGAACTGTTGATTCGCCAATTTCAATGACTTGATGACCGCCTTCTTTCTTATCAACAAAGAATTTATTTTTTGAATAAATCACAATCATTTCAACAGCTTGTTCAACAATTTGCTCAACGGCTTGTTTAACAGTTTCTTGATTTTCTTCAGCCTGTTGAGTTTTTACTTCATCAGGTTTTTGGTCAGGTTGATCAACAGTTTTTTCAACTTCTGGAACATCCCATGGTTTTGCTGGGTCAACTGAATCAACTAAAACGTCACCAGGTTGAATTTGCTCTGGTGATATTTCAACAATTTCATCTTGTTGCGTTGCAGGATTTTGTCTTTTAACTTTAGCCATGATTAGAATCCTTAAATTCCGTCAAAATAACCAATGCTTTCTGGATAGATTGGTTCAACTTGACCTAATTTGCAGAAGTAAGTAGATTTATGCCAAATACTATCAAATTGCACTGGAGTTCTTTGTAACAGTGTCATTGGATAACGAACTAAGTCTTGACGTTTAGTATAAACAACCATACGGTCAAAACCACCATTACCAAGAGCAGTAGACAGACCAGAAAAACCACCAGCACCTTGTAACCATTTGCATGGTTCGATACTTAATTTTTTACCAGTACGTTTAGCAATTAAATTGTTTTCCAAGATGTAATCCAAAAGTGATTGGTTACCAGCTTGTGAAACTATTGTAAATGCTAAGTAAGCATATTGAACAGGTGGTATCAAAATGTTTTCAGGCACAACTGCCCAAGCTGTATTTGCCCAAACAGTAGAAAGAGCTGTACTAAAATCTAGCAAGATTTCTTGTGGTGATTTTTTAGCCCATTGTGTAAAGCCTGAGTAACCTAGACCAACTGAAGTTTGAATACCACCAGAAGTGGAAACTAATGGATTGTTAAGTAACCCGTAAGCGTTAATGCTACTGTCACCAACATAAACCATTTGGTCAATCGACATTTGATGTTGAAGTTTCAAACCTTCAAATTTTTGCGTGTCAATAGGGCGACCTAAACGAGCAGCCGATTCCAATTCAAGAATTGTATAGTGAACTTCCATACCCCATGCGGTTAATGGGTATGTCACTTTTGCAATGTCTACTGATACAGATGGAACTTGACTTGCTCTTTTGTCAATCCATTGTAAGCCAGATGCAGCGTTGATTGCTGCTGAACCTAAACCACTATTTGAACTAAATGAACTTAGAGAAAATGATGATACATCATCACCTAAAGTTACATCTTCACGTAAGTCAATGTCTCGACTCCAAGACAAATCGACCAAAGGCATGTGCATTTTAAGGTCGAGTCTTTCCAACTCGCCAACTAAAAATGCGCCGGTACTGTCAACAGTACGATAGCCTACTGCATCTTGATTAATAGCTCCGTCACGTGTTTTGTAACTTTGTACGCGATAGCTTTGATCAAAGACTTTACCAGGGTGGATGCCACCATTGTAAGAACTTAAATTAACTGCATCTAAAATATTCATAGATGCAGCAGTTACACCATCCAACGTTCTTTGTTTGATTATTGAATTAAAATTGTGAAATTGACTTGGTTTCATGTATCACCTATTAAAGATTAAATGCTAATTCAGCATTGCCGTTTGCGTCTACGCCAGACAGCCACTTAGCATTTGCCACCAAAATAGTGTTGCTAAGAGAATAAGCAGATTCAAAACTGCCTTGAACATGCCCTGAGCCAGTTGCATTATTCCAAATGTAAACAGCACCGCCAGGAATAGGATTAGCACCGGCAGGTAAAGTAACAATAATGCTACCACTTGTAATAATGCCTAATGGGAAAGCAGTTGGCAATGATTGATTGCCGATTGCTATTGCACCAAAGTTTTGTGATGTTGTTTGTTGTTGAATCGGGAATTCACGAACAGTAATACCATCAAGAGAAACAGCACCGGAAATGCCATTATAAGGAAAAGTTCCAGAAGCAATAGCAGTGGTGCCATCAGCAGTAATAATCTGCCTAACTTTACCAACTGAACTGTAAATTACACCTTGACCTGGTAGAGTTGGTGGATTAGTAGGGTCAGCCTGTTTAGGCATGACTGGTGCTGGATGAGTTCTGGTTATATCACCCGCCCATCCTTGATTCATACGGAATTGAATGTTATTTGACATTATTTTTTACTCCATCTTTGACGGTTAAATTCATTCAACTCTCTAATTGATGGTTGACGCTGAATCTCATTACTTGGAACTGTTAAGTGGTCTTTTACACGAACACTTGAACGGTTTTCATTGCGTTTTGACAAAGCAACAGCTGTGAATAATTGTCTTGCAGCGGAACATGACATTCTATCAAGATTTAATTCTTTACCGCTATTCAGTTCAAAAACTAAACCAGCACTGTCATTTGTACTTGCAATTTTCAACGCTTTTTTACGCAAATTGCAGATTGATTTAGCTGTTTTTATTGCAGCAGCAGAAGCATCAGCAGTTGGCATTGAAATACCAGGGGCAATAATTTCAGCCATAGCCATAGTGTTAATTAAAGAATCTACCAAATAGCGAGAGTCCTTAGTTTTCTTTACTTCTTCCAAATCAACGTCATCAGGAGCTTCATCTTCTAAGAACTTTTCAAGTTCTTCACCACCATCAATGGTTTCTTCTTGAGAACTTCCACCACCAAGATGTTTTTCAATAGCTTCTAATCGTTTACGAAAATCTGCATGTTCAGCTGAATTTTGATCAATATGTTGTTGAATGGCATCATCATTAAATCTTGCACGTTGATTGTCACCAGGAATATCAGAACCTTTTTGCGGGTCTTTTAAATGAACAGCATTTGGGTCTGTTTCAGCTGCGCCTTCATCTTTAATTGGCTCAGGTGAAGATTTATTAGCTGCTTGCCATTCTTCTTCAGCAGCGTCTAAAATTTCTTCAAATTCTTCAGCATCACCCGTTCTAAAAGCATCACGGAACAACTGCCGTAAAGTTCTTGGCATTTGTGGTTTTGGCATTTTTCTACCCTCTTTTGTTTTAACAGTTTGTTTATCACGTATTGAACAAGATTTACCACATCTGCCTCTTTCAACAAGTGCAATATGGTTTATAATCATATTTGTTTGAACAGCACTACCAACTTTGTTTGGATTTTCTATGTATTTTGCTTCATATCCTAAGCTAATTTCAACTAAGTCTTTTTCAATTTGTTCAATTCCATACTCATCTTGGATTATTAAATCCATCAACATATATTCGGAATCGACACCAAAGCCTTGACGACAATTTAAAGAAGTGCCAATTGAAATTTCTTTCCAATTTGATGGGTCAACATCGTTTTCTGGGTGAGCTATCGTTACACTTTTGCCAACTCCAGATTCAAGAGTTATTTTATCAAATAAAGTTTCAGAATCACGATAAATTCTAATAATACCATTTGCTGCTGGTTTAATAGGTACTTCTCCAGCAGCATAAAGCATTTCACCCGTTCTAGCGACCCTAACATCACGACATAATAAGAAGCCTTCGTGAGTTCTTTCTCTTTTTGAACCGTTGAAATCAGACTTAAAATATGAATTTGCCATAAAAAATTAGTATTCAGTCCATTCGATTGCGCCATAACCAGTGCTGTTAGCAAAAGATCCACCACCAGTTATATATAGACATTGGTTAACACCACGCAATGTAACTTCTTTTGCAAAGTTTCTGCTTTGAGCACCAAAGTCCCAAGACAATGGTGGCACACCAAGAGCAGCAGCAACAGGAGCATTTAAGACACCTGAGCGAATATTGCCGACAGAAGTTCCAACAGTTGGTCCAGTTCCAGTATAAGTCGTTACCGTTGCGGTAGGCAAAGAACCATAAAAAGTTCCAGCGGTATTAACAATGCCAGATGTTATTGTTGCACCATTATAAACAAAGTTAGATGTTAAAACAGTACCGCCAGAGCCAGTAACAGTCACACCATTGTAAGTAAACGTCTGACCAACTGCCGGAGAAGAACCAGCACCAATAGCACTAAAATTTGTTGTTCCCAATGCTGTTATGATATAGTTCGTACCGTTTACTAACGAACCAATTGATGTTGCAGTGGCACCTAAACTTGTCCAAGTTGTTGTGCCAAGCGTCATTATGGTATAAGTATTACCAGTAATGAGTGGTGATGATGTTGATAAAGTAAACTGATTTGTATCATTTAAATCAGATGCAATGCCAACAACATTTGATGGTGTACCACCCGTATCAACAGTGCTTCTTAATACCATTCTTACATATTTTGAAGCCGATGCTGAACTGTTTGTAGCATTAAATTCAATATGTGAAATTGATACTGTTCTTGTAGCAGAACCGCAAATGCCAAAATAATCAGTTGTAGAAGTTAATGCCAAACCACCAAAATCAGCGTGATAGGTTTGTCGAGTACCCATAAATGTGGCATCGAAATAATCATCCAAGCCTTCACTGACACTAGCATTTACTGTTCCAGTAGATAATGACGTTACATTGACATAAAATGCGCTTGCACCGGACACGTTCACGGAATACATACCAGGTGTGGTAATTGTATTCGCAAATTGACCTTGGTTAGTTGTTACTGGTGCTTGAACCCAATTGTAATTTGATAATTGGGTTGATTGAGTTGCCTGACCACTGTCAGATGTAACGTAAACAGTTGCGACTAGACCTTGAAAAACACCAGATACGTTAATTCTGGCATTTGCATCGTTTCCATAAACTTGATATGGACCAAAAACGCCAGTTGTTGACAAAGAAGCCGTTGCTGATGTATTTGATGGTATAAATGTTGGATTTGAGAATGGAACTATTACCGGATTACCGATAGCTAGTACAATCTGACAAAATAACGTCAGAACAGCTCCAAACAAAATATTAGTATGTCTTTTCATTGCTAATCCCATGATTTTAATAAGCTTGGTTAATTATAAGCGCAATTTTTTAATTACGCTTATTTTTATTTGTTAATTTGCGAAACTGTGTTAGAAGCATTTACTAAATTTGCTATGGCAGCTGTGGCTGGTGCTGTATATGGTATTAGTTTGCTATTGTTGGTTAGCTTTAGACCTAATGAAGCTGCATTGGTTATTGTATTTGCAACGTCTTGTGTGATTCCAGAATTTGCCACAATAGATTGCTGCAAAGCAATTATTGCAGATGCTCCAGCATCATTTAATGGTATTAATTCACCATTACCGGACATTGCCAAGCCTAAATCAACTGTCTTTTCAATTGTTGGTTCAATTACAGTTAAAAGAATTGGGTTGATTTTTTGCAAATCTGTTTGAACAGTTGCATTAAATTTTTCAATGTCTGCAATAATTGTTGGAGTTCCTTTTGCTGGAGTCAAAGTACATCCGACCATTGCTGACATTGAAACTGCTGAAAATAAAATAAAACTGGTATAAAAAGTTTTTTTCATTTAAGAGCCTAAAGTTGGTTTGTTGTCGTCATGTACAATGCCCATTCCACCAGCAACAGCAGAGCCAATGCCAATGACTGGAACTGGGTCTTTTCCGATAAAATAGCACACCAGCGCGGCTAATCCTGTTACTAACCAGATTATTCCACGAATGGTCGATGGTTGATTTACATTAATGTTCATATTATTCCTCTGTCCAAGATATTAACGCATAAAGTGAAACACCTGCTGGCGTTCCAGTCCAACTACCTGCCAAACCGATAGCAAGTGATTCACCAGAATGTAAAACTATCATCTGGTCATTTCTAACTCCAAAATCTTCAATCCAAACTGGAGCTGGATAGCCAGCCGTTCCTGAGTTTGGAACTATATAATGGTCACCACGCAATAATAGTCTATTGTTTCCTAATGAAACTGGACTATTAGAGAAGCTGTAAACTAATGAATGTGCAGATTCATTCGCTATACAAGTTCCTGAACTTGGAGAAACTGCGCTGGCAATAAAGTTTAATCCAATCGTGTTAGAAGCAGCACCCATATTGGTGCAGCCAGTTGACGTTGATTTAATTTGATAACTTTGACCTATTACAAAGCCTGAACTTGAATGTAAAATTGGGTTTGGATAAAAGTTATCATGTTGAACTGGAATTTGTTGTGTTGCATAACTTGTTGTAGCATCAGCGCCAGTCTGTTTGTAAACATAAAAATCGACTGCTCCAGTTGCTGAGGCATCAGCAGTTATTTGAATTCTGTTTATTCTGACCAACTTATCCGTTGGTGCTGTTATTGTTAAGAAATCAGTTTGACCAGATGTAACTGATAAATCAGCAATTTGAACAGAATATGTTTTGTTTGCATAATTAGGGTCAATAGATAAGCCGATAGCATTAACCGCTAAAGCATTTTTTGGTATTGTGGCAACACAAATTGCCAATAAAAACATTAAAGCCATTCCAAATAGGGCAGCAAATATTTTTTCGTTCACTTTTCTTATCATTTTTCCACCTTTGAAAATACTGATATATTATTTGAATGTTTAAAACCATTGTCTATGTAATTTAACGTATAAGATAATACAATAAACAATGCAATTTCTAAAATTGTTTTGATAATTTCTTTCATTGTAAGTCGTCCAAAATAGGCTCTATGTAACAACGACAATTCCAAATGCACCCCGCGTGATAAGGTTCAACTTTTTCATCTACTTTTGGAGGGTCATTAAATGCTATTATTTTTCCATCCATTTTTTTGTGAGAATCTCTCACATTGCTATCTCTGGATGTTCTCCAATAATAATGAGTGCAGCCAATGCTTTCAGACCTAGCAATAGTCAATGCACTTGCAGTTCTGGCAATTTCAGTTCTGGCAATTAATACCGCTCTTTTTTCGGTTATCCTTCCAGTTTCTAGTATTCTACCAGCAATTTCATCTGCTCTAGCTCCTTCAGTTATTGCTTCAAGAGTCAATTCATGCACTCTTTTTGCAGCTTCTAATGGTAAACTTGTTATTAATCTAACTTGTTCACTTAAAAATATTCTTGTTACATTGCCTGTTGGAGCTTCATTAAGTTCTTTTCTTAACTCTCTACCCATTAATCTTCCAAGTTGAATCCACTCTGTTTCATTAACTTTGTGAACTCTTTGGATTATTTTTTCAGCAGTTGCATTTGCCCATGGGTTTATTGCTTTGGCATAATCATTTAATAACCACTCTATTCTTTCTGATGAACTTTTTATTTCTTGTTCGCTCATTTCTACATTTATGAGCAGCTTTATTAGATGGTCAATGTGTCTTGTCAACGTCCTTAGTTGATGTGTATATTCCATTTCAAGAGAACTAGCAATTTCAAAACGTCTTTTAGCAGCTCTCTTTTGTCTATTATATTGAATAGCCATTAAAATTTAACACCATATATGTTTTCAGAAACATCTTTTAATATTTCCAAACAATCAGGTAGAATCTGTAATGTTTCAGTTCCAGAGCGTATATAATTCCATGCAAACCAATTGTATTCAATGTTTTCTTCATTTAATTGTATATCTGGAAATAAACTTGGTAAAAATTTTGGTGGTAATTCACAAATAAACCCGACAAATCCATTTATTGTGCATTGAACCTCTGAATTGTCCAATTCCATTTTTAATCCAGTTTCTTCTTCAAATTCTCTTTCAGCTGCTTGAATAGCTATTTCGCCTTTCTCTATTTTGCCACCAGGAAAAGCCCAAAGACCATTATCAGCTCTTTTGCAAAGAAGTAGCCAATCTTTACTTGTCAACAAAATACCAGCAGCAACAGGCATAGCAGAATCTCCAACTTTATTTAATGGTTTTACTTTTTCAGATTTTAATTGGCTACTTTGGATTGATTTCCCTTCTCCAGCTCCATTTCTTTCTTTACCTGACAATTTTCTATTATCAATTGGCTCATTGCCAACAAAACCATTGCTATTGTAAGCTGGCAAACCTTGATAATTATCCATTCTTTCATTTGGGTATTCTCCGAGTTCAAGCATTGGTGGTGGCTGCAATCTTGCTTTTTCCAAATCTTCATCAGTAATATTGGTAAATATACCACTTTTCTTGCTACTTTGTTTCAATTCTTTCATAGCAGTATATGGAGTTATCAATCCTGATTCAACAGCTTTTGATACTGAATCGACAACTTTATTTGATAAATCGGCTTTTTCAACGTCAGTAAGCTGCCATAAAGAACCAAAAGCTATATCAAAATCATCTGGTATTTCAATTCCTAAATTGTATAAAGTCAGTTTATATATGTTTGAAACATCTGTTCTTAGTTCATTTTCACGTCTTAAATCAATACTGTCATAGTAGTTTCTAAGGTCAGTGTCACCTGTACTAAAGCCAGCTGGTGATTGTCCAAATAATCTTACTAATGGAATTTGCTCAGAACCACTAACCTGTTCCATAAAACGTATCAAAATATCAGATAAGCCACCGAACGCGCCATGAGTATCAGTGACTAATTCATCTTCCAAATCCATCAAGGTCATGCCTTCAGAATTTTGAAACCTTCTCATCATGTTAATTTGATTTATCAAACCTGCCATTGCAGTTGATGAACCAGTTTGGATTTCTCTGAATCCTTTAATTTTATAGTTTCTGAGATAAGACTTGTAGACTAATTGAGCTGCGCCAGTTGTTGCTGAGTCAAAGGCTGTTAATCTGTCATAAACTCTTTCCAATACAGATTCACCCCATAAATTTTCCATAACAGCTTGCCAATAAGGTAATTGCACACCAAGGAATCTTATCACTCGCGTGTGATGGATTTTTTGACCTACCATTATTGGTGCCATTGAATTCAACCGATACCACTTTGGTTTGCCCAAATCTGGTCCAAGTTCAGTGACTAAATTCATTACATCTGGCTCAACCATCCACCTGTCAAGAGCTATAACACCTTTGAATTCACCAGGATTAATAGGAACGTCAAAATTTAACGGGTCTGACATTTTTTGGTCTGCTATAAGAATGACTAATAGACCACCACCATATAGTCTACCCCACTTAATTGCATCTGATATTTGATGCCAAACCCTGTTTTTGGTTAACCACTTAGTCGCTCTTGCCGCATCTTTAGGTTCAATTTCACCAAGAAATTCTGCGCCAGTTCGCGTCATGTCCTCGGCAATCGTGTCAATTAGCTTACCAGCCAACCAACTTCCACGATACATCCATTCAAGTACCGTTCTTTGTCGTGTTATTGGATTGAAACCGTATGTTGCCGTTGTTAGCGGATTGTCAGCTCCAATGCCCATGTTCTGTTCATAATTAACAAAACTGTCAGTCGTTCTAAAAGATTCACCACCTTCATCTTTTTCAGAACTTTCACCGTTATTTTTAGCGTCATTTTCACGCATTATCTTAAATAACAGTTCTTCATCAGATATTGCCTTACTGCGAGCATTTTTAAAACCAGATTTTTTCTTAGTCATAAATTCCATCGTTAAATTGTGTTTAAGGCATTTTTTAGCTTTAGCGCTATATTGCTATTGCTAAAGCGTTAAAGTTGCTCTAGCACGTTTTAAATCGGTTTTTAAGGCATTTTAAAGTAAAACATTAGGTAAAAATTAAGCGTAGACTTTTTCACCAAGTTTTTCCCAAATAGCCATCAAATTATTGCCGAGCATATCCTTAATTGCATCACAGGTTGGGTCTATTTGGTCATCATGTAAATGCGTGTCATCAGCAGTAAAAGCTTCAAACTCAGCAATGTAGTCGTTGGTAAATGGAGCGTCTGCTGGAACAAAAACATAACCTGATGATATTGATGGTGAAGCATCAGATACTCTTGTGTACTTGTCATTATGTCTTTCAATAGCTTCAACAGGTATCAAACCATCTTTTCTAATTTCTTGTATTAGACCAGTTCCAGATGCTTTATCTTCAACTTTCAATTTTCTCAAATCACCGTAAAAATAAGTTTCAAAATAAGGTGATTTATGTTTGTTCCAAAAACCAATAGCACGGAACTTTAGTTCGTGAGATTCCCACTTACCGCGAATCTGGTCAATAAGATAAATACGATTATATCCTTTTTCTTTCCCCCAACATTGAATAACAGAATAGTCATTACTTTCTTTGGTCTTTTGTGCAGTATCGGCATAAAGCATCCTGTATTCTAACATCGGTAATGTTGAATATCTACCAAACCAACAGCCTTGTATGATATTACCACCTGGTTGAATTGGTCTTTGTTGATATAAAGAAATCCAAGAGTGTAGTGGCAATAGACTTTTTCTTTCTTCAAGAAATGATATTGATTTTAATTCTGGGAATAATGCTTCACCAACTTTTCTAAACTTATCATCTTTTTCAGCGATTGCCGGAAAGTTAAAAACTTTCATTTCACTTCCAAAAGCTTCCTGCGCTCTTGATAATGGGTCGTCAATGTGCCATCGTGTCATAACAAATAACATTCCTGCTTGGTCACTGAAACGAGTAAAAAAGTCATCAGTAAACCAATCCCATATAGCGTTTCTGATGATTTCACTACCGGCAGCGTCACGCCCTTTGATTGGATCATCTATATAGCCAATATCAAGAGATTCACCAGTAATCTGACCTTTAACAGTGGTGTTTCTAAAGCACCCATCTTTGTTTATAAACTCAACCAAATCTCTATTTCTTATCGCTCCAAACTTATCATTTGTTCCTGATGATGATATTTTTGTTTCTGGAAATATTTTTTTGTATTTATCGCTGTCAAATATTCTTTGGAGAGACAAGTTAGCCCTAATTCCAAGCCTTTCACTAAATGAAGTGTACATTTGTTTAAAGTCAGGATGTTTACCAGCTACCCAAGAAATCAAATCGACAACAAGAGTTGACTTACCATGTTGTGGTGGAGCTTCTATTGCATATTTCGGTCTTTGCCCAGCAATTAGTTCTTCATAAAATTGTGTTGCTATTCTAGCAAGTTCTTCAGTAAACCACCCCTGTTCCATTTTTGGGCGTATATAGCAACGGTAAGCATAAAAGTCATTTCTAGCTTGTTTAATTGCTAATTGCTCTAATAACCAAAGGTCACGCTTTGTTAATGACTGTTCCATCAATAGCGTCCTTTTCACTTTGTTTTTTAAACATTGTCGTTGGAAGTCCACGTTTTGATAATTCTTCCATCAACTTCTCTTGTGATAATTCAATATTTAAATCTTCATCTTCAAAGTCACCTTCACTTCCTAATTCAACAGTTCTTAGATAACCTTCATTGTATTTTTTTATGACTACGTTACCTTGCCAACCATATTTTTGTTTCATGATTAAGGCATAGGTAGATTGAGAGCCCTTTCCAGTTGTAACCATTAATTGACCAGCATCTTCCCACCAACACTGTTCCAACATTTTTGCCATCTCAAAGACTTCTTTGAAATGTTCATCTTCTCTGGAAAATTTTCTAAAAGTGTCACTATGTATTCCAAGTAAAACGCACCACCGTGATATTCCTTTTCCTTCTTGAGCTGAATCTAAGATTATAGTTTCCCAATCACTAGGTAACTCATCCATAGTGATTTTAAATCTGGTGGTTCTTTTTTTTGAGTCAACTAATTTTAATGGTGGATTAAAAGTCCAGTCTACTTTTTCATCTTTTTTGTTTCTACCGTTTTCTGCCATTTCTTAATTTCTCAATAAATTTTTGCAAATCACCATTTTTCTTTTTATTTTTGTAGATTATTGTTTTCTTACCATTAATCATCCACCTTTTGTCACTTCCAGTGACACCTTCTTTGTAAAGTCTTTCAAATCCATTTTGTTCCAATGCGCTGTTTATTTTTGGAGATATTACTTTTATTTTACACCCAAGTTCTATTAACTCGCTAGTTATTTGCTGGGTTGATACAAATTCTTTCTTTTTGTGTTTTTGAAATACATAATTAAAAACTTTCCAGTCGTCATATCTTTTAAATTCATAGCCTGTCTTTCTTTTACCTTTCTTGTCAAATTTTGGTTCAATTATATGCTCTGGAATAGCACTGCCATCCATGTAGATACTCACTAGATAATCTATTCCGTTTTTTCTAAATTTTGTTCTAGTGGTTTTCTTATACATATAATAAAAACCATCTTTACCAGATTTAAATTTTATTGGTGTATTGTAGCGTTCATCTTTAATTCTCACATAATCATTTATTCTCATAAATGTTATAAAACGGATAGGACAACCATCTTTGTTAACTGGTTTAAATTCCATCTCATTTTCATTTAGCAATTCTTTTTTAAATATTTTTTCAGTTATGTATTCTAAAGATTTAAGTTTTTCATTGCTGTTTAAAAAATTTGAAAATACAGATAATATTTCAATTATTTCTGGATTTTCATTTACTTTCTCAATAAATTTCGATTTTGCCATGATTTTTGTGCTAAAAAACAGGTACTTTTGCGGATTGCTTTTGTACTCGTTTTTTAGCATAAAGTTAATGCATTAAAACGCTAGTTTTTTGATAAATGTACCTGTTTTTTGTTGTTTTTTATGAGAAAAAAGCACCGAGTCCGTGTTGAACCGTGTTACTTATATAGTGCTTATATAGCTAATAAAATAATTACGTTTTACTACTAAAATAATTTATTTTATTTAAAATCTTTAGTAGGGTATATGTAACACGGTTCAACACGGACTCGGTGCTTTTTTAGCCTAAAATTTGTGAGAAAAGACACTTTTTTTGCAAAAATATGTTAGAGTCGAAGCTAAAAAAGACACTTTTTAGGCTAAAATCCGTTAGAGTAAAGACAAAAAAGACCCTTTTTTTAACACAAAAACAGGTACACTACTTTTTTGAATTTTTTATGATATTTTTTTGAGAAAAATGGTTTGAATTTTTGCTTCATGGAATTTTAGACAGATAGAGCGTGTGAAAATGGATTTTTGACCTAGACCCCCTGCCCTGCCCTCTCCGAACGTAAGTCCTTGTTTTATAACGATTTTATTTCGGCACGGTATTTGCTAAGGCAAAATCTATGCCGGAGTGCTCTCCCCTGCTCTCTTCCGAACTTAAGCTATTGTTTTATAACAACTTTTATAAGTCCTTGTTTTATAACGACTTTATTTTTAGGCACGCTAATTGCTAAGGCAAAACACATGCCGATTTGTAAGCTATTGTTTTATAACGGGTTTTGTTTTTCGAGTCAATTCCGTGCTATTCACCCCTAAAAAAATAACCCTAAAAAAATAACGGCACACTAATTGCTAATAGCAATTCCTATGCCTAAAATTTTCGAGTCAAAAACAGACAGAGAAAATAAATTTGCAGTCTATCGTATTTTGTGTTAGGTAAAAAGTCGGCACGGATTTTGCTAATAGCAAGGTTTATGCCTAAAAAAATAGGTGGATAGGACGGATATGTACTAGGGTAAATAACGGCACGGCTTTTGCTATTAGCAAGGTTTATGCCGACATTTGCCGTTTGTTGTACAGGCTTATGACCGGCAATGTTTGCGGTCGGATTTGACTCGATTGCCTATATGTTAAATGCTCTAAAACGCTCTACGCTTGCCGTTACGCGACAAAAATAAAAAAGCTATACATTAGCATTAGTCCGTTGCTAATCGTTGTATATAGCGCTCTAATATCTTAGAAAATAAGGCTTTTATAATTCGATTTAAGACACGAAAATTTTTAACCTGTACCTTAGTACACGTTTTTAAAAGTCTAGGCTTAAATCGAATTACGAAAAATTTGCAATCGTTGTGCAATTATGTTAAGCACAAATTCGAGTCAATCGCAAAAAAATAAAAACACTTGTTAGCGAGTCAATCGCTAAAATTTAGACAAAAAAATACCCGCTAAAAAGCGGGTACTAAGTCCGTGTGCTGTTATTGCTAGATGCTACCACATTGGTAGCAAGCTCCAAAAGAATGTCCTTGTGGTACAACGATGTCTCCACCGCAAAAACCACATGCACCGACATGAATTGTGTCGGTTTCTAAAATTTCACCAGCGCGGCAAGATTCAGCCGATTGTACAACAACAGCATGGTCGTTGTCGTTGTCGTTGTCGTCATTGCCAGAACTAGCATCACCACTAACTGCAGCTATTTTGTGCAGTTCATTAACAATGGTCTCCCAGCCTTCCATGCAGCCACCAACATTAGCTAATGTTGGTGGCAGACCGTTCACTCTGTGCAAGTGAACTTCCGTTCCTTTTCTGGTCAAGAAAAGGTCTGCTGTGCACTCAAAAGTGCCGAATTGTGTTTCAACATTGTATTTCATTGTAAGCACCTTGCCGGATAATCCGGCGATTAAATTTAAAAAAACTTAGATAGACATCTATCTAAGTGATAAAACAAATTACGGCTTAATAATAACAAATAAAAATAAAAAAACAAGTACATTTTTAAAATAAAAACACTTGTTAGCGAGTCAATCGCAAATTCGAGTCAATCGCAAATTCGAGTCAATCGCAAAAATTTAGACAAAAAAATACCCGCTAAAAAGCGGGTATTAATTACGAGTCAAAAAGAGCTATTTAAAAAATAGCTCTGTCTTTTATTAAGGTATCGCTGTAAGAACGATTTTTAGTCCTGTCTTAGTCTTACCTTCGACAGGACCTATAGACAGTGCAGCTTTTTTACGCAAAGCTGCACCGCTTACGCAGCCCGTACCTAAAGTCTTTTCGACTTTAGGTAACTGTGTGTTTTCAAAAAATTGTTCTGTGCCATCCGCGTTAAATACGCGGATGTTGAAAAAACGAGCCTGTTTGCCTACAGGCTTAACAGGCTTAACAGGCTTAACAGGCTGTTTAGCGGTTTTGTCAGCGGTTTTGTCAGCGGTTTTGTCAGCGGTTTTGTCAGCGG